CCAATCGTTTCTGTAGTCTTTTTTACAGTTGTTACTATGCTTGCAAATCCACCGGTAACAAGTGCAGCCGTACTAGCTATGAATATAAATATTTTACCAACAAACTCAAGACCTTTCAGTGCTACAGCAATGGCAGCTAAACTGGCTGCAAGACTTACAAAACTATTAATAAGTTCTTCTATCTTACCATCAGGTAATTTGTTGATAGCATCTGCCATTGGCTCTAATGCTTTTACTACAGCAAGTTGTACTTTGCCAAATGCGCTACTTAATTTGTCATTAAGTTCTGCAACACTTTGCATACTTCTATTGTATTTTATTGCTTCTTCACTTGCTGATCTAAAGCCTGATGCGACACCTGTAAAGTCTACTCCTTTGGCAGCTTTACCCAACAACTCTGTTGCTGTCTTTAATCTTTGTGCAGGATCTTGTATCTTACTAAGACCCTCAATTGTTTTAGCTAATATATCTGATTCGCTTAGTGTAGCAATATCGTTTAGTGATATATTAACAGCTTGAAACGCAAGCTGTGCAGCCTTGCCACCTTCAGCAGCCTCTGCAACACTCATACTTAGTTTAATGACACCGGCTCTTGCCTGCTCTGCGCTACCACCATTAAGCTCAAAACTTTTGCTTAGTCCTACAATATCATTGAGTGCAACGTTGGTGGCTTTGCTAAGATCAACCATGCTGTCAGCAAATTTAATTGTATTTTGAACAAAAGAACCAATAGCCAATGCAGCCAATGCTTGTCCAAACTTAGTAAATTGTTGATTTACTTTACTTACATTTTTATCTATTTTAGCTAACGCAGGACTAATCTTATCGTCAAGCGTAGCTGTGTATGTTAAATCTGCCATATTATTTTGCCTTAATTATTTTATCTATAGTTTGTTTGATAAATTCTGTAGTTGGTTTACTCATACCCTCTGGCGCTTGCTCACTACCTCTCATACCTCTATTTGTCATATGACGACCTTTATCTAACACTTGTGCATATTGATAATTGGCTTCAATAGTTTTACCTTTTAACTTTGTGTTACGTCTAGCGTTACCTGTTTTGATAGGCGTATTCTTAACAAATTGTTTGTATGCTTCTTTAGGAACATTATTCAATTTGTTTTGTATGCGTTTTAAGCTACTAGACATTGTATTGACTGTTAGTGTTACAGACATTATTGTTCCTTATTCTTATTAAACATTGCTAACAATTCGTTAGTTGTATAATCTGGTAATGGATCGTTTCCATTGTTCATAGCTTTCTTGTGGTGGAAAGTTTCAAAACTTAACGATGCATCCATAATATACAAATCAAACGTGTTACTTCTTTCTAAAACTTCACTGGGAAGCATACCATAACGCTTTCCCAGTGAGTCAATAGTCAATATCAATGCCATCTTTTCAGATTTAGGATCAATACTGTCTGCTGTTACTTTCCCAATAGTTCAGTCACCTTACTAATTGCCTTCATCAATACATGTGTTGGTAGCATATTGTCATTCACTAATACTTCTTTACCTTTTTCGTCTAGGATAAGAGTACGAACAATCTCTACAATTTTGTGTGTGTCTTGTCCTGTACTACCTGCTAATTTCATAAACACATCCATAGGTTGACGATCCCATGTGTGAAAGGTAATTGGTTCACCAAATTCTTTCATGGTATCTTCGTCATCAATACTGACTTCTATTAATTGGGGTTTTGCTGTAAGTTGCGAGAGTTTCATTTGTTAATTTCCTTATTAAATTATTACATTGTATTTATTCTTTGTCCATGGCATCTTCTAGTAACTGATTAAGTAGTGCTAGTCTAAATGCTTGCTTTGCTTTAAGTTGTTTAATTGTTGCTTGCATTGCGTCAAGCATTGGCATGGCCTTTGCCTCATCAGCAATTAAACTGCGTAGTTTTTCTATATCGGTCTTTAACCATATATCATTATTCATTTATTATCTTTCTAAATTAATAAAAAAGGGAACACGAAGTTCCCTCTTTATTTCATGTTATCACAAATTACTGTTGTGCAGTATACATTGTTCCATCAACAGCGATAGTCATAGGGGTTACCCAGACTGGTGCCTCTGGACTTACTGTAGGTGCTAGTGACGATATGTAACCAATTCCTGTAGTAAAGTATGAGTTTGCAACGTTAGCGTTTGCATCACTATTGTTCCATACAAGTTTGAATTGTACTTCAACTTTGTTCTGGCTCAATGATGATACACCGTATTCAGCGGCATTGTTGCTACCACCAGTACCGAAATATACTGTCGGGTCAATAACCAAATTCGTTGAAATTTCGTTATCAGCTGGTGTTGTGATTTTGTTTGTGTCAATACTGCAAAAGTCGGTATATGAAAAGATACCAGTGCTTGATGTAACAGTGATGTCCTGTAAACAAGTTACAGAAAGGCTGTTAGCCATTGATATATTTCCATTTGCGAGATTGGCAGCAGATACGTTTGCCAAATCAGTACTTAAAATAAGTATTGGATTGGTACCTGTTGTGTTTACTGTGATTCTTGCCATTTGATTTCTCCTTGTGTTAGGCGTTATGTATTAAATTCCATTCTTAGCATACTGAATGTCCAGGTATGCTTCTCTGCTTGCGTAGGTCCATATGTACGAACTTGGTCAAAATCTCTTTGAAAATAACCATCCATTAGTTGCACACCATCATCTTTGACAGCAGTAACTAAATTTGCAATGATAGCATTGATTGCTACATTGTATGGATCATCTTGATAAGAAATGTATGTTACACCAAATTCATCATATGCGTGATAGATAGCGCCACAATATTGTATTGCTAGTTGATGAGGATTTCTTGAGACTGTATGAACATCACTCACATAGATACCATAACGAACAACATCACTATCACTAGGGAAGTCATCATATATTGGTACGTTCCATGCTTTAGGTATATCACGGCGCAACACATTAATAATTTGTGTACTATTAACAGTTGGCTCGTTCAATACTGAGTAAGTTACTTCAGCCATTAGAAATATCTCCTATCACCGTTGAAATAATCAACGTCCGCTGTGAAATTTTCTTCAAGTTTTGTCGTTGGTCCTTGAGGACTATCCATGTATAAATCATAGAAGTTCATCAACTGCAACGCTTTTGTCCATTCATCATCACAACGCTTTTGTGCGAATTCATAATTCTGAACATCAACCTCATTCATGTTAGACACATCGGTTACTAGTGATTGATAGAAAACTAGTATTGCACCGAATGTATCTAAACGAATTAGTGTCTGATCGTTTTTAATGAGCAGACTAGGATTGAAACTTGAAATCAATTGTCCATTTGGCAGGTTAGCATAATAGTAAGCACCAAGAACGGTGTCGCAGTATTTCTGCCACCATCCGAACTCTAACTTGTAAAGCCACTCTTGCGAACCGACTTTAAAGTAAGGAGCCCAATCAACATTAAGAGCACTAGCTCTACGTTCCGCTGCCGGATCGTAGAACATAATATCTTCTACTGTTGCGTTTGAGATTCTTTGATAGGGTACTGACATATTATATTTTTCCTAGACAACGAGAGAGTGTTACCACTCTCTCTATTCAAATTAGTTTTGAAGAATGTTAATTGCGCCACCACGACGTAAGTCACCAACGCCAGAACCAAAATAGCCCATGCCTGTTAACCAAATTTGCAATCCACCTGGCACTTCACCAGACTTCAACTGCAAGCCTTCTTTCATAACAGTGAACAAAGCACTGTCACCGAAGTATGCACCAACTAGTACTGGCAAGCTAGCTTGACCAACTACTGTGCGTGATGCAGATTGCAAGAATGTGGAAAACATGACCATACATCCGTATACAGATTCAATACGACCTGTTGATAGCAATTCGTTACCAAGAGCAGATAGGTTACTACCACCTGATTGTGATACTGCACCACCAGTTAACTCAGCTAACATACGATTCAAACTAGAACCAACTTGTCCACCAGTGTAACCTGATTGTGTTTGTGCATCACCATTACTGTCCATAACGATGACTGGAGTGCCAGGCATACGAGCGACTTTAAAGTTCTGCTTGATTAAACGAATACAATCAAGAATAGTGTTTGATGTGAAACCATCAGTCCATGTACCACTAGTGTTAGTAGCACCGATAACTTCCATAGCGCCTAATTGTAAGACACGTGGGAATCCGTCAGCTGGAGTTGCTGTATAATTCAAGTTGCCTGGTGTTGCTTTGAAGCTTAAGAAAGCCGCTGTAACACGTTGGTCAACTTTTTCAGCGAATGACTCACCAAGTTCAGCACCAAGCGTTGCAGCCAATGTGAAACTTGTAGTCCATCCGTAGAAGATGTCAAACGCTGTTTGTGCAACTGCTGGAGTTGCTGTGATTGTACCTTGTCCCAATGATGGGTTTTGTACAACTGCGTTACCTGTACCATATGTACCGCCAGTGCCGTTAGCATTGTAGTCTTGATATGTGATTGGTGCGAAGTTAGGTACTAAGAATGTTTGACCTTGTGTAGGTGCAACAACGTTAGTAAAGTTAACTAGACCGTTAGATTCGTGCATTGCACGGAGAGCGAAATTGGAGATAGCTGTTGTGAAGCCATCGCCTTCATTGTTAGGACCGCCTAATACGTATGCCATGATATTTTCCTTTAATTAAAATTTTAGTTGGCTCAGAGTACTTTACGACTTGAACTTGATACTGTCGCTGTTACACCTAGACCTTTTAGACCAACTCCTTTGCCTAGACCATTTTTATTAGCCCATGCATTGAATGCTGCCGGATCACGTGAGTAATCAGGTATTGCCTCGTCAGATGCACCAGTGAAAGAACCTTGTCCAGGTCTTAAACCAGATCCAGAATTAGAGTTACTCTGCTTGAGTAGCTTTGGATTACCCACTGCTACTTCTTGTACTAATCCTGAAATTGTAAGTGGCATTCCATCAGATCCATAGCGTTCTTGACCCTTTTGATTAACAATAGCATAACTGCCATCATCGTTCCATTGAATATTGTTTTTAACTTTATTCAATGCGTAATCAATTAGGTCTGAATCAAATCTGTCACCCATAGCTCTTTGAATGTCAGAGTCTAATTCCTTCTCACGTAATCTTTGCTCTTTTACTGCTAGATCATTTTGAAGTTTACTAAACTGCTCATGCAAGTCATTG